CAGGTAAACCTAAATGTCTTTTCTTATCAAAAATATTAAATTTTGAACCCGAAGTTTTTACATTGTTATAATGTAAAAAAACTTGACCACAATTTTTACCCTTAAATTTTTCTCTCCAATGCTCTAACTCACACCCTCTGTAAATTAACATATCACCAGGGTTTAAGTTAATACGAACTCCTTTCGCTTTACTAACTGTGGTTATTTTTTTCCAATCAGGTATACCAACATTTTCATTTGGACTTATGTATATAGGCCAAGGGTCTCCACCTAAATTAAGTGTAGTGGATATTTCACAACTAAACCTATCTTTATGTCTTTTTAATATATCGCCTTTTTTATATATTCTTGCGTAAGTATATCCTGGATATAATTTTAATTGGGTTGTCTTTTCCACTATTGGTTGGCACTTTAACATTAAAGTATCTATTGCTGGATCAGCATACATACAAAATGTATTTGGTATTTGATCATCTTGTCCTTCGTAAAAACCACACATAGTTTCATATGGAGACATATAACGAAAGTCCATACAAGTATCATAAACTTGTCGTTTCATTAAAAAATAATTGTAAATATATGTAGCTAGATCTTTAGATATAGCTTCTTTAATTACAGCATATTTTAATTTTTTAAAACTCATATTGCATTTCCACTTATAATTAATCTATTATTACTTTTATTTAAAGGCACCTCGTGTGGCATAAACCCTGGAAATATTAGTAACATGCCTGGTTTAAAATCAAACTTTATTTTTTTATTACTATTTATTAAAGGATACCCTATTTCATAAAATATAATCGGAGAAGAGTTTTTATCTCCATCAATAAACCAAACAAAAGAATAATCTTTTTGAGTTGCAAAATGTGTATGCACACTGTGGTAATTATTTTTTAAATACAATTGCACCCAACAATCTCTAATATTTAATTTATGTTTTTTAAAAATATCTATTAAATTCTTTCTAACCATACTTAATAATTTTTTGTCTTTTTTTATAAAATTATTATTATTCATTTTGTATTTAGTCAATGGATATGATTTCACATCACTTAATATTTTATCGTTTATATCCACATATTCTTCAAAAATATTATATTCAAAAGTATGTTTATAGCTCATGCTTCCTCTATAATTTTTTCTGGGTTTAAAGAGATATTACCTGAAATACTTACCCTTGTTTTATTTGATAAATAAAAAGGATAAACCGCATGTTGTGTTTTATTAGAAAAAAACAACATTGTGCCTTCGTGTTCTGGTGTAAGATGATATTCATATGTTGTTATTTTACCAAAAGAGTTTGTATATAAAAATTGAAACGTATTAGGGAATGGTGAATTAGAATGACTAACAAAAGGCAGTTTCTTTTCTTTTTTATAATCAGATGGAATGTCTAACCATATTACGAAAGAATAAATTCCACCATGGTCATGAACAGGATTAAATTCATATTTTTTTTGAAAGTTAACCCAAAACCTATTTAACTCATAAGCACAATTTTTTGTTAATAGATTAGGAACAAGAGCAGCTTTTTTGTAATGTTTTTCAAATTCCACTGCATTGGGTATTAAAATGTTTTTAAAAAACCAGTCGTCTTTATCTTTTAATTCATAAGAGGAGTTTATGTTTCCCGCCAAAGTATGATTTACTTTTTTATTTTTATTTTTAATATACTTTCTCAATCTATCTAAAACTTTTTTTGGAAGTTTTTGTTCTGTAAAACCTACGTTAGGAAACTGAAAAAACTTAGCTTCCATTTTCCTCTTTTGCTGCCTCTTTAGGTATAGCTTGTAAATTAAAATGTATAAATCTAAAAGGTTCTTTTCCATGATCAACTGCAAATTCATGTTCCATGTACCCTGGAAAAATAATTAATTTTCCTGGGGTAGGAACAAAATGTACTAATTCTGTACCGTTTACTATCTCATTAGTTTTCATTTTTAATTTTGTAGCACGTGCTCCAGTTCTCGGTTCATGAAAAACTGGATAGGATGTATTTTTACTGCATTTTAAAAAGTAAAATCCTGATACGTGTTGATTCCAATGTATGTGAGAAGAATGATGCCCCCCACCTTTTTTAGAAAACTCTTGCACCCACATTTCAGTAAACATTAATTTATACTGTGCCATATCAAAACCGCACCCATCTAAAAACTGCCAACATTTTTCACCTATATAATTTCTAAAATCTAAAAAATTATTATCTATGGTTAATGGAGTAGAATGATAACTTCCCCCAAAGTCACCAAATTTTTTTCTCCATTTTTTTGACTCAGGGCTACTTCTAGCGTCTTTAATATATTTATTAGAGTGTTGTATTAAAGATTTCACATACTCGGGTCTATCTTCTACCCACACAGGTGTTTTAAAAAATTCTAATTTATGCATTTTATTTAAATGGATATCCAAGGCTCCACATGACCAATGAATATCTTACCCCTTTCGTTACAGGTTTTATACGATGCCACACAAACGAAGGAAAAACAATTATTGATCCTTTAGGCAATATTTGTTTCGCTTTTCGTAAATGTTTAACTTCTTCTCTCATATTAGGATCATAATTTCTGAAATCAAATTCTAACTCACCCCCTTCATATTCAGAGCCGTCTGTTAGTTGGCAAGTCATAGAAAGTTTTCTCATTTTTCCATAAGTATTTTTATTTTTATCGTCATAGATAAATTTATGACTGTCATTATGCCAATCATAATATTGGTTTAACTTATACTTTGTAAACTGTAGTTGTTCAGACCAGTCCCACTCAAAATTCCAATTGGCCATTTTATTTGCTTGGTGAATATATGGCTGCACTTCTTTATAAATCCAAGGAGCATCTAACCAAACAACATCAGAGCGTCTTTTTCTCTTCATATAAGCAAGTTCTTCTTTGGTATATTTTGAGTTAGCAGGTCGCCCTCCTATTTTGGCAGAGTGTTCCTTTTTGTTTAATGCAAATTCAATTATGTCATCACACACTCTAGCTGGAACAGCTGATGTAAAATACCAATAGTAATCTTTTAAAAGCATATTATAAATATTCGTAAGTTATAGTCTGTATAAAGTTTAAACGCGTTCTTTGATTATTGTATATTGTATAAGCATTAGTTGATGGAAATATAACATACATACTAGGTTTCAGTTCTATCTCCCAGCTTTTTCCTGCTCTTCTATTATCATCATAAAAAATTTCTATTATGCAGTCTTCAGTATTTATTCCATACAGGCATGTAAAATCAGGTGAGTTTTTTAAATCCATAGGATCAACATTAGATAACGAATTAAATTTTTCATTAGGATAAAAAACATCCCCCCAAGTATCTTTATTTATTAATTCCAGAGTGTGTCTTAAGTGAAAATTTTCTCTTATATAGGTATTTAATTGTCCCCAAGATTTACAGTACGATGCATCGTTATTTAAGTAAAAAGACCTAAGAATATTTTGACACATTTCTAATGGATCAACTTCATATCCCTTTGGGATTTTAACTTCGCCGTAATAAAGAGCTTGTTCTGTTAATACTTTCTTCTTCATTCTGAAAATGAATATACTTATTTATAAACTAAAATCAATATTTAATTATAAGACTTCTGGTCCAAGATCAGCCAATGTCCAAGATTGGCCTTCTTCATTCCATTCGTGAACCCACGTGTGAGTATTAGCAGTATTTTGAGATTGTTGTTCTGCTGTTAAAGCTGGTTTAGCTATAGGTGGATCCCAGTTTGCTATTGTAGTATTTTTTACCCAAGATGGAAAAGGTTTTGGTGACCAAAAAATATTGTTTGCTGAATCCCAAGTATAACCAATACCTGCATGATTTCCTCTAAAAGGTGTGCCTCCTAGTTTATGTTCATTTCCTTGAGTGTTAGGATCAGTTTGAATCCATTTTTCAGCAGGCCAGTTGTTGTGTGTTTGTAAATGTTGCTGACCTATGGATTCAGTTAGCTCCCCTGCTTCGTTTTGTATTTTTTCATCTTCCATATACAAAACTGTAAGAACTTCGTTATCATCATTTATTTTTGCAAAACCAGCCATAATTATTGATATTTATACCTTATTATTACGAGACCGCTACCACCACCTCCGCCACCACCTTGTGGGGGTTGAGTTGATCTTCCACCGCCTGCGCCTCCGCCGCCACCTCCGCCGCCGGTATTAGCCGTTCCCGGAGATCCTGTAGTTGCTGCGCCAGGAGTTCCTGGAGTTGCTCCGCCGCCGTTTCCGCCGCCGTGTTGAGCTGTTGTAAATGTAGATGGATTAATTGAACTACCGCCACCGCCGCCACCGCCAATATATTTTACTGTTGGTGAAGGACTAGGAACACCTACACATGATTTCATAATACATGTTGGAAAACCTAAACCTGCTGCTCCTGTTCTTGGAGGTGAGTCAGGTGCATAATTAGCTGTGTTTCCACCTGCACCACCACCATCAATCGAGTGTCTTGGTCCTTCAGGGTCAGGTGTAAGACCTGGGTTACAGGTAGATGAATATCCTTGTACGGGACTAACAGGAGGTGAATTTCCAATACCTGAACAAGATATTTTAGGAGATGCTCCGCCAGGAACTCCTCCGCCTCCAGATCCACCATTAGTGTATGGTCCACATGCGCCAGCTTGAGACATGTATCCTGTCCCACCGCCAGCAGATGTAATAGTTGCAAAAGTTGAATCTGCTCCTTTAGTTGGTTTATTTCCACTTGGAACTGGTACGGGTGGATTAACAGGTGTGCCACTTCCACCACATCCAACTGCAATTGGATAGCCTGTTGCTGAAACTGTTAATGCTGTTCCAGCTCGTGGAGCAGAACAAGGGTGAGCAGTGTAAGTACAAGAAGAAAATCTTAAACCTCCAGCTCCTGAGCCTCCTGTTCGACCGCCTCCGGCGCCACCAGCTTGAGTTATATAATCAGCTACTCCACTGCCTGCACAAGAAACACAAAATGTTCCTGGGCTTTTGAAAACGTGAATTTTATAATTGCCATCGGTAGTTACACATCCACCGGTTGCTACAATAGGATTAAAAGCTACTCCACCTGCTCCAAAACCTAAGACTTGATATCCAAAAGACATATTCTATTCTCCTTATGCGTCGTTAGCAGCGTCTGTAGTATAGAATAGTTTAATTCCTAGTACTCGTGCATCACCACTAAAAGTATCACTACCATCGGCTGCGTCTCTATATAATTGAAAAAATGTGTAATCATCATCTGCTGGAGATCCAGCAATTGTTACTGCACCACTTACGGCAGTCATCTGTACGTCTTCCACAGTTCCGATTCC